CCCACCATCACAGCCTTCTTGATGCCCTCTACAATTGATTCGTATCTTTCAGCTTGAATTTGGTCAACAGCCTCCTCCAATGCTTTCTTTAGTGCTTGCTTTCGACAAAAATCAAGTGACTTTTCCTTGACATATTGTAGATCACCCAGATCAGGATCTGTACGCATTCTTTGCAGATAATCAATAATTTGGTCTCGTAGAAGAGTGTCTGTACCAACTTTCAATTCATCTCTAATGATGGTGATGAGAAGTTGTAGCGTTGGAAATACCTTGTATTTCTTTGCGTAAGAAAAGTATCTGTCAGAAAGAAATTGCAGATACTTGGGTTCTAGATAAGTTACGTCAAAAACCTCTAGAGTTTGTTCGGCAAAATGCTTATCAACCAAAAGTGCTTGAACAATCTTTTCTTGAAAATTTTTGCCATACGTTCCAAAAGAAGCCTTTGTGACAACGCGATTATTTTCACTCATAAATCTTTATTCCTCAGGTTATCAATTCCCGAAAATGCATAAAAGAAAGTTTCAACATCAAAATCACTGACACCTTCCTTGATCAGCTCTTTTATCAAACCCATTCTATCGACCTTTGGAGAAAATGTACTCAACATAAAATCAATCTTTGAAATCTGTTGTTGTGACAACATGCTACCGTCCAAATAAACAAGATTCCAATTTCTTTTAACGTCATCTCTATTATCTATGATTCTTTTCAGGATCTTGGATTCAGCAACATGAGAGTGACAATAATTAAATACGTCTTCAAGAATAATGTCATTTTCCAAACTCAAAAAAGGCAAAACCTTAGCAACTGTCTTAAATCCCAAGCCTTTAATACCAGGTATGTTATCTGAAGGATCACCACACAATGCCTTGGCTAGCGCAAAATTTTTAGGTTGAACTCTAAAATCATTTACCACATTTTCAGATGTGACGTATGTCTTCTTATGAAGACTGTAAATGTTAGTGTTTTCATCCAACAATTGATACATGTCTTTGTCAGATGACGCAATTATCTTTGGAATTTTCAAAAACTTTTGTCTAGAAAGGTAAGCTATTACGTCATCGCCTTCGCAGTCCGATACATAAAGTTGACATACCGGCACTCGCTTCAACATTGCCAATAGCGCTATCAATTGATGTTTCTTGTTATCGTCAGAATCAGGTATGTCATCTTCGTAAAAACGATTTAGTTTTTCAGGCTTGCGATTCATCTTGTAGTCAGCATATAGATTGCGCCTTCGTTGAGAACCTCCTCCTTCCCAGACTACATAAACGTTAGATGGAGAAATTTCACTCACCAATTTTCTGAGTGTTTTTAGAAACCCAACGCAACCTCCCATCTGATACCCATGAGAGCTCATTGACGGGTAGGCAGCGTATGACCTAACGAACGCATTCATTCCATCAATAATCAGTATGGGTCTTTGGGAGGTTGACATACATATATGATAATATGGACTTCACATAAAGTACACACATATTGAAATGAATTTATCCCGTACTTCCAAATCCTCCACTACCTCGAGAGGTTTCGGATAGTTCCTGTGCCTTCTCGAATGACACCTGATAAATCTTTGAAAATACTAGTTGGGCAATCCTCTCCCCTTTTTCAAGGGTTTGCATCTCCTTCCCCAGGTTCACCAGACACACTTTCACCTCACCTCTATAATCACTGTCAATCGTGCCTGGTGAATTTAGCACAGTGATACCTCGATTCACGGCAAGACCTGATCTAGGTCTAACCTGTGCTTCATAACCCACGGGAATTTCTAGGTACAGACCCGTTCCAACCAACAACCAACCTCCCGGTTGTAGATAAACTGTGTGTGCGCTATATAGATCACATCCAGCCGATCCAGGAGTTGCGTACGTCGGTACCTTGAAGACACCATCACTAGCACCACGATACTTTACGATAATTTCATCAGACATCTAGCATAACCTCCCCATCATCGGACGGCGAATCATCCTCGCCAGCCAACTCTTCAACGCCCAATGTATATGCACAATCAATGATCTTATCAATGAATGGTTTATACTCTGGGTCCTTCATGAGATCTCCAAAGTCATTCTTATAGAACTTCTTCTCTAGAATCACTTCGCCAGTCTCTGTGTCACTCACTCGAATCTCCTTCCAGGCACCATTACCAGCAATCTTTACCTCAGCCTTGCTTGGCTTATTCTTTTCATTCTTGTAATCAACAAACACTTTTTCCTTATCACACCATGCCCTACAGGCATCAAAGATATATTCATGTTCAACAATTCCCTTGCCAAAGATGATGTCAAACTCACACTTCTTGAAAGGTGGTGCTACCTTGTTCTTTTTGATGGAGACCGTAGTGTGAATACCTACAATGTTCCCTGCCTTGTCCTTGACAGGATTGCCAGATCCCAGCCTAATCCGTAGAGAAGCGTGAAATGGAATTGCCTTACCACCGGGTGTGGTAGTTGGATCACCATGCAACACGCCAATCTTATCCCTCAATTGATTAATACAAAGCAATGTAACATTATTCTGACCAATGACGCCGGTCAACTTACGCATTCCCTTGCTGATGACCCTAGCCTGCAAACCTACAGTATTCTGATCATAATCACCATCTAGCTCCGCCTTTGGAGAAGTCGCAGCAACTGAATCCCAGATTACCAGAATGGGAACGTTTTTGTCAATGATTTGCTTCGCCTTGAGAACAGTGGACTCAATAATCGAGAATACCTCCTCAGTACAGTGAGTATCACAATACACAAACTTCTTTGCTACGTTAATGCCCATGTCCCTGAGTTTCTCTACTGGTGTTGCATTTTCTGTGTCAATGTACACAACAAGCCCACCGGCAGCCTGAGTAACAGCAGCAGCATGATATGCCAAGTGTGACTTACCAGAAGAAGGCAAACCAGAAATTTCAACAATTCTTCCTTCAGGATAACCGCCTCCAATTGCATTTCTAATTGCATAATTCAATTGAATGGATCCCGTGTCAATCCATCTCTTTACGTTTGTGGGCGCCTCGTCTTCACTAAGATTATATGCAACTCGTTGACCAAATTCCCTATTGATTGCCTTTATCAGATCACTAGTAAAATCAACGATGTCATCTTTTTGTTGTTGCTGTTCCTCAACCTTTTTTACTTTTGCCATATTTTCTCCTAATGTTGATAAATCAATGCCACCGGTGATGCTAGATCACCGGTGGCAAAATTCTAGAACAATTAACACATCACTCGTCACTCATCAAATCCTCAAATGCCTCATCAAGCGATTGCTTCTTTGTAGACTTTACTGGCGTATCATCGTCGTCAACTTGTGGCTTCTTAGGCGTCTTGGCAGGTGCCTTTGCGCTTTCAGACGCTGCGGCTGATTTTGTCTTAACTTCATTTACTAGGTTATCTAGTGCATCTGGATCGGAGTTACCTCTGGACGTTCCCTCATCAGGAGTTGTCGTTTCAACATCACCATTGAGCCAATTATTCAAAATTGTTTCAATCTCTTCCTTACTCTTCAGACGATACATGTCATCAAGGCTCGGAACTGACTCTAGCCACATTTGTGCCTGCTTCGAATCATCATGTAGCTTACTAGATCGTCCCTTGCAATCTACTGTTGTATCTTGAAATTGCTTTCCTGGTTGCTGTGTGAACGTTACCTTAAGATCGAAGCCCTCCTGAGGATCAAGAATGTCACCATAATCCTCATCAACAAAAAATCCCAAAAGACGTTGATAAACAATCTTACCAAAACTCCATACCATCACGCCCTTATCCTCTTGTCCTCTGACGATGACAGGTGTATACGCTCTCATCTTTGGTTGCAACTTCTTGGCCAACGTTCTATCATCTGGCTTACCAGATGAATACAGCTTCCTGATCAGGTCATCAATCGGATCGGGCTTACCGAATTGCTTCGGTGCCAGCAGACCTGCATTATTACCGATGTAATAAAACCAGCGCTCAACAAAGGGTTGACCTTCAGGTGCATTCTTCCAAGGCAAACACCTAATCTTATACTCACCAAGAGAAGGCTTCCAGAGTTGGACGGACGATGTCTTCTTTGTACCATTGAGCTCTGCCATACGACGACGAATTGCATCTAGATTGACTGCCATAATAATTCCTCTTCCTTTTTTCCTAATTCCGTTAAAATACGAAAAGACAGCATTATCGCTGTCTTTTCTATCATAACAAAGTTTTCAGACAAAGTTCACATAAAATTTTCATACTTGAATAATGACCAACCAGGTTCTTTTTTCTTGCCCTTTTCTGCCCCCATATCTTGGGACGTAGCGCCAAGTGGAGCAGTATAACCTGCGATTGATCCAACCCCTGAAAACTCTTTCATTTCTTCATCCGAAACGGGTTTTCTCTTATGTTTTTTATCTTTCTTTTTTTTCTTAACTTCTTCAGGACTCATGAGTTGATCAGCAACTCTAGCTGGCGCTTCACCATTTTCAAACAACAATCTTATGTAATTCTTAAGCAATGATAGACTCATACAATAAAATATTATTGATAATGGCAACATACCCTTTTCTTGTTTCGTTGCAATAAGATCAGCCATGTGAACAACGTCAGCAAGCATCGGCTCCTTCAACTTATAAGGTGCATTTTCCTGAGCATACTGACCATCATTTAGAAAAATTGCAAGCATCTCCTCTTGCGTCAATTTTAGACCGTAGTGTTGGCATAGAAAAAGTCCACGAAGGGGCACGGTCATATATTGAATTTCCTTATTGTATCCGTACATCTCGCCCAACTTCTCTGCACGCCAAGGATCGGCCGGCACATAATAATCAGATTCGTGATTACCAACCTTGCCCAGGTCATGGAATAGACAGGCAATAATCAAGGAATCCTTAGGAACCTGCCAACCATACGCCTTAGTTAGTGCCATTGCGTTACTGAGTACCCTCAACGAGTGTTCCACTAGACCACCTGGGAATGCGTTGTGATATTCCTTCTTTGCCGATGCAGGACAGACCGCAAGTCTATCTCCCAACCCATCAACAAGTCTAAGTGCAGCCTCAGACCGATCTCCCAACTTCTCACACAACGAGCGGTACTTATTGTAATTTTTCTCAATATCTTCTGCGGTGAGCGACATGGTAAAAATGTACCCACTCTTTTGAAGGTGTTCAAAATATAAAAATATCTCACACTTTAGAGGAAATTTCTGCACATACCCTGGTACTTTGACGTGCGTGATTCCTTTGATTTCTTCTACGCAATCACCAGGTACATCAAGAATCAGCGCATCATGCAGCACGAATAGAGGCCTAATTCTTGGAAATTTTGACAATGATTTCACAATTTCGCTAAAACCTAGAAGGGCCACATCAACGCCTGTTGATTGTACGTACGAATTTACGAATATCCTATCAATGGGTTCGTCAATGTTAATTCGACGACCATGACGGTTTGTAATGTATCCTTCTTTCACAAACTGTTCTTTAACTCGATTCTTTAGATCATCAGTTCTAAAATATCTCCTAACCTTTCCCACGAATTCATCCAGTTCATTACCTGAAATTCCCAGGGACTCGCCCAATGCCGTTTTGCCCGACCCGTAAAGTTCAGATATCACGGCAATTTTCACCGAATTTCTAGAGACCTTGTTTCCGAATACCTCTCTTGAAATATTGTCATAAAGATCATGGGCATCGCACCTTCCTCCCGCCTCATACAATACAATGCGAGCCTCAAGCGCGGCAAAGTCAATGTAAACAATCTTTCCCCCTTCTTCGGAAGGTATCACTACATTCCTATATTCCCTCTTCAAAGTCAAGATACCAGGACCTGAAGATACGGTCAATCTACCCGTTCTCGTTCCAAACCTTTCGTATTGAACCGGAAGAGCATATCCTGTTCGTCCTGGTGCAAAACCTTCCAACGACTTTGAATTTGTACCTGCGTCACGCCGACACTCTTCATATCGCTTCTTGGAAATTTTTGCAGGTTGAAACGATCGTAGAACTGTTGACTGAGACACCCACGTGTTTACATAATAATCTTTTGATTGGCACCCAATGGCATCAACGGCACGATTTACTACGTTTTTTACGAAGGCACGGTGTTCCCAAGATGGCATGACATGTGACCATGGCACTTCACTCAGCGATCCAGAAAATACGGTTGACAATGCCTTTATGAACTTGTGAGGTGGCAAAAAGTCATGTTGTGATTGTTCAAGCTTGAGCAATGTATCAAGGCACCAATCGCTGTGCAATTTAACACGACCAGAAAGGTGCCAAACGTTATCAGGAATTTCATCAACCCACTTGTAACCATCATCGACCAACAAGTTTCTTTCGGTCCCTATCAAACTAGAATCAATACACACAGCACGCGACATAAATCTATCGTATCATTAAAAATATGACTTTACACGAAATTACTTTCCTTTGGGTTTAGTTTTTTGATCTTTCTTGTCTTCTTGGTTATCCTTCTCAACTGCGGGCACCATACCCGCAAGTTTCACTTGTGCAGACTCGTACTTGCCATAAGCATCATAAAATGCCATTGTCCACGCGGAGTCAAACTTCCCAGGAGATATTGTATGCGTTAGGCCAGATATACCGTATACGTTATCCAACGTGGTGCCTGTTCCAAAATCCACAAAAAACATTTGTGAATAGTTTAGCAATGGACAACCTATCGTTCTTAGCGTCAGTGCTGCAGGAATGACCCTGAGCGGCAATCCACCAACTGCACCTCCCGAGGGAAGACCAGCAGGTTTCTTTCCCGCATTATGTCCCAACAATTGTGCGGCAGAAAGCATGGGATCTTGTTTTGATGCAAGGGTCGCCTCATACACGCCAGTGGCATTCATGCCAACAATGATAGAAGGCACTAGTTTAGAAACCAACCTTTTTATGTCCTCGTTACTGCTTATTTTATTTGCATTTAGGGTCACAGACTTTTCATTAACCAATGCGTTTGTTTTAAACTGCACCTCTTGATCATAGACTGCTTTCACCGAATCAGCAGTTTCTTTTTCATGTTCCCTAATCCATTGTTCTGCGCCAGCACCCTCTATCTCTATGTACGTCGTATCATTGCCTTGTGCAGCGCCTCCAGATCTAAGCATGTAAGTCGCGCCCTTGTAGGGATTTACAGTCTTGTCATATACGTGTATGCGACATATTTTTCTTACCAACTTTTGCCCAACCGGATCTGAATTACCTGCAATTGAGCCAGGAGATTCATAAAATCTCAACAAATCCACTGGCTCTTTTTGGGAAAGTTTTTCGTGTGTTGTTTCCACAAAAACCTCTATTTGAGGCAACACAAATGATCCCATTTTTAGAATTGCCTCGTCAAGCTTCTTCTGTCCGTCTTTTACCAGCTTAGCACCAGTATTTTTAGGATCGTATGGCTCAAATATTCCTTGTGATAGGAGACCGTAACCTGGTGCTCTTTGGTCGCTAAATTGAGCGTTTATGACGAGTTGAATAAATTCCTCAATCGTCATTGTTTCCGATCCTTTATTTTGGATTGCTTCCTTATATTGCGAAAGGAATACAGGTACGTCTATTGGAAATTCAGCTATATTTGTGTATGAAACTGGTCCACATTTGTCATTCAAACAGTAAAAATACATTTGAAATTCGTCTATTGAACTTATGGAAAGCAGTGCTTCACCCATAAAAACGCTAAACAATTTTCCAAATGAAACTATCTTTTTTTGTATGCCCAAGTTATTTGTAATTGCGTCGCTAGGTTTATACTTCGCATTATATTCGCCAATTTCTTTTAGAACGGGATGATCACCAGTGTAGTCGGTTTCTTCCTTCATTTTCTTAAATTTTTCTTCTGTAATGAGGAAAGGATCATTATCGTTCAATTTGGCAAATTTTTGCTGTACTATTGACGTGGCTACTTCATTGTATCTTTCTTTTTGACTAAATTTTTTGACTTCCTTACCATCTTCCTTTACGGTCTTCACTCCATAAAGCTCATTTAGTTTGTTAACAAGAGTTTTCGTCTCTGTTTCTGGGATTTTTTTAGACTTATCCAGCGTCGCTTTAAGATTATTTATTGTATCTTGAATTTTTTCTGGTTCTATGTCCGGAAAATCGCCATTCTCCGCGGCATCAAGCACGGAGTACGCACGCACTTCAACACCACCCGTTGAAGGAGATTCCAATTTGTATTTCACCCTAAGTTCATGAATTTTTTTTGCTATTTCCTTTATATCTTCAGCTATTTTATTAAATGGACCTTTATTGATCTTTACATCCCTCATTTCCGAAATAGACTTGGTATAAAGTTCCATCGTAATTGATACCTGACCTTGTGGGTCAAACGTGAATG